CACGACAGCGTCACGGCTGCCGCCGGTACTGCCGACGTTGCCGAACAGCGCGTCACCAGCGGAACGTCCGACCGCCACCTTGCCGCGCGTGTCGGGCATGTTGAACGTGCCACCGGAACCGCCGAAGGCGTAACCGATCACCGCGAACAAGGCGACGTAAGCAGGATCGGTCGTCGACTTCGGTGCACCGTCGCACAGCGCCCAGCCGCCGGGAGCAGCGGCACCAGCGAACGCCATCATCATTCCCACCGGCAACAACGCATCGACGTAGCTCTTGGGCGCGGCGTGGGCGGGCAACGTCGGCGGCGAGCCGAGCAGGGTGAGCGGCGCTTCCATCGCCACCGAACCGTCACGGTGGACAAGGTCGGTGGCGGTGTAATCCTCGATCGCTTGGAAGTTCCAGTCGACGTCGATGGCGTTGACCGGTGTGTCGTTCAGGATGTTGCGCAGCGGATTCATTGCTGTCATCAGATGCCCCTATGTCGTCAGTTCGCGCAGGTTGACTTTGAGCACGATCGCATCGACGCCCCACGGCAACGCCAGCGTGTGATCGTCGGGCGCGAACTCCAACTGCACCGCTCGTGCCCATCCCAACGATGCACCGCGTGACGCCGGGTTGGCAACGCCGGGACGAACCAACACGTCACCGGATCGCTCGTTGGCACCTGCACCCCACAGCGTCCCATCGTTCCAATCAGCACCGCCGCCTTTCGGGTCGGCGGCACCCAACGCTCGCCAGAACGCGCCACCCCCGGCGATGACGTCATAGATATGTGAGCGACGTTCGCTGTTGGGGTTGTAGTTCCAGAACGTCGAGACTCGCACCCGCACAGCGGACGGCATCCTGCGAGCGATGTAGCGGGGACGCAGAAACGACTTCTGACGTTCCGGCCATCCGGCGTCCTGCCAACTGGTGCGGTAGCGACACTGGAAGCCGACCGCCGGTTGGCCTTGCACGAGAATGTCACCAGCGATGTCAGGCTGGCGTTCGATGGCGAGCACCCCGGCGACGCCGACGCAACCGCACGTCACCACCAGTGGGTATTCGGCGGCGACGTCGGAGTATTCGACGGTACAGGCGATCGTGCCGTGTGCCGGTTTGTGGCGAACCCAGGCACCATGCTGAGGGTCGTAGACCAGCAGCGAACCATGCGAGGCGGTGGTGCCGCCAGCCTCCCATTCCCACGGCAACGAACACCACAGCCGACGACCCATCCAACTCAGCCAGATGTCGACGCCGTTGGCGAGGTTGTCGAGCACCCAGCGCTGGGTCTGTGAGATGTCCTGGGGCGCTTGGCCGCTGTAGGCGTAGATGCCGTTGCGTCCCGTCGACGAGAAGAAGTAGATCGAATCCTCCGAACGCGTCACACACGTCGGCGATGGGGTGCCGACCGAGGACGAGACCTTGACCAACTGCCACGAGTCGGAGTCGTAGCCGTACAACGCCCACATCGAGTCGATCTTGAAGATCAGCAGATGGTCGTTGTAGGAACGGATGGCGGTGATCGCCCCGCCACCCTGCTCGATGTCGATGTAATCCTCGATCGCCCAATCCTCGGGCTCATCGGGGTGCGACCAACGCACCCGGTTGGGGTGCACGACCGAATCCTCTTGGGTGTTGGCAGCGAAGACGTAGCCGCCGTGCGGTTCGAGATGTTCGCAGCGCGGCATCACGCCATGCACCGGAATCGTGTAGTTGTTGTTCCAGTTCGCCGATCCCGCTGCAGCAACCGCTGCCCCGAGATTGCCCGCTGCGGGTTGGTTGGTGACCTTCCAGCAAGGGTTGCCCCGACCGCACGCGAGGTACACGACGTTGCCCCATGCAGCAGGATCGGCGAGATGCGGGACGGCACCACAGACGGCGCCGAGGTCAACGAAGGCCGCGTTGGGTCCCCCCGCCCAGACCTTGTTGGCATTGGTGATGAACACCGAGAACGTGCCGTTCGAATACGGGTGTAGCTGTGCGTTGCGGGGACGCCAGTTGGTGGTCGGGGTGCCGACGATGTCGCTCGGGTTCCAACGGGTCCAACCGGGGCGAGTGTAGAAGCCACCGAACGGGTCGACTTCCATGTTGAGCATTCCCGGCGATTCGTTCGCCTTCAACTGGAAGTCGGAGCGTGTCGTGTTGACGCCGCCCGTGAAGTCCGTCAGGTTGATCGTCTGCAGGCGCTGACTCACGGCATGGTCACATCAACGACGTAGCCGACCGGCACGAACTCGGGGCCGTAGTGACGAATCGCACCGCCCATCACCAACGGCCGGTTGTGGACGGGTTCCATGATTGCGCGTCGGGCGAGTTCCACGTCGGCCTGCCAGCGCGTCATGTACATCGCTTCCAACTGCGCGTCTTCCTGCTGGGCATAGGCCAGCGCGCAGGCGAAATGACTGATCGGCAAATGCAGCCGCGGGTCGCAGTCGGGACTGCCATCGGCGATCCAGTTGAGCGGCTTGCGGTAGCCGCGCAGGACGTACTGGCGATCCTCGTCGTAGGTGATGCCAGGCCACAGGTAGAGCCGGGTGCCCCACACCGAGAACAACAGCGGCGCTGTTGTTCCCGCCGCGTTGCCGCCGCCGAAGTGATCTTCCGCCCAATATTGAGGAACCATCGACATCCGCGAGCGATGGTTGGCGTCCCATAACGCCATGATTCCCGGCTCATTGACGTTGCCGGGGAGTTCGATCGACGTGTCACCTGCGACCTGCGCTACATGCCATTCAGTCGCCAGGAACGGCCAGGTGGTGTCAGCGTTGAGGGTGCGCTCGTAGCCCTGCTGCAGAAACACGTCGATCGTGCTGTCGGCCAGATCGCCAGGGTCGGTCTGCGTCTGGGTGCGGACAATCGAGCGCAGTTCGGCAACGGTTGTCACGGCCCGAACAGATCCTCAGCGGTGATGGGTGCTTTCTCATTCCGTACGGAATGGGACTTGGTCTTGTCCGATTTGGCGGCACTCGATGTCGTCGGCGCGACGTACGCGTTGCCGACCGCCTGGTACCGCGACGCCGGAGCCACGTTGCGTCCCCCAGCGGCGTGGTTGACGGCGACGGCCTTGGCGGGCGTGCCGTAGTACTCGCCGATCGTCTGCGCCGATTCTTTGGTGGCGCTGATCGGACGGCTGTAGGGGTTGTTCCGTTTCGGCATGACGCCATCCTCTCAGGTGTCAGCCCCGGCCCGCGTTGGGCACAGGCCGGGGCCAACAGGTCAGGGCGCCTTGGCGATGCCGGTCAGCTTGAAGTGCTTCGACCGGTTGCGCACCGTGAGGTTGCCGTAGGTCGTGATGAACGACACGCGGGCGTCGAGCGCTTCGGCGGTGGTGACACCGGGAGCGCCGCCAGCGACACCAGTGTTGGGCGTCGACACCGAGCCCGACAGGTTGTTGGAGAACGGCGACTGCTTGAAGTTGCGGTCCTTGTGGATCGCCAGGCCGAGGTACTCGGAGTTGATCCCGTACATCGTGCCCGCCGGGCATTCGGCGTCCCACATGATCGGGACGTTCTCGAACAGCAGGTTGCGGAACCCGAGGTTGGCCTTGTCGGTGTCGGTGTAGCGCACCTGCGGGGTGAGCGTCGACTCGTAGAAGGCGTACGTCGCCGGGTCGGTGATGATGATGTCGACCTGATCGCTGCCGTTGTCAGAGGTCGTCATGATCGCCGTGCGGATCGCGGTTTCGAGTCCGGCTGCGTCAACGGCGCCGACCGCCGCCTCGTACGACTTCCACCATGTCTCGGTCGCCGGGTCGATGCCACCGACCGGTGTGGTCGAGTCGATCGTGGTGTCGAGCGAGTTCCAGTCGTTGGCAGGAACGGCCGAGACGTAGGTGCCGTAGAGCATCTTCGCCATCTTCTTGCGCATCGTCATCTCGGACTGCTTGATCTTGACTTCGAGCAGGTCGATGCGCTGCTCGCGGCCCGAGTTCTGCGCCTCGTCGAGACCGGAAATGATGATGGTCGAGAACCATTGCTTCCAGGGGAAGGTGGCAGCCGTCAGCGAGTTCGACGGCTTGACCTGAATGATGTCCCATTCGCCATAGGTGTCGGCCTGGCCTTCGGCGTAGAGCAACGGCTCCACGATCGAATAGCCACCGTCCTTGATCTGGACACGTCCCGCAGAGAGCAGATGCTCCAACAGCGGATTCTTCTTGAAGATGTTGTCGGTGTAGGTGCCACGCACGTTGTGCATGGTGCTGGTCAGGAGTTCGTCCCAGGTACCTGGAACGTGGGCGGGAAGCGCCATCGGATATGCCCCTTTGGGGTAGACCGATCAGCGTCGACGGGCCTCGACTTCGTCGTAGGCGGCGGCGATCGCGTCTCGGTAAGACGAGTACGACGGATTCGCAGGAGTCGGCGATCCGCCGTTCACGCCAGTTCCGTTGCCGACCACCGCAGCCGCTTGCGCCGCTGCCGCTT